TTGTTAAAAAGGATGTACAAGACTTTTTCAAAAGGCTTAGAAAATTAACAAAGCAAAAAATTAGTTATTACGCAGTAGGAGAATACGGAGATACAGGAGAAAGACCACATTATCATATAATCTTATTTAACGCAAACCCTAAAATAGTAGAAAATGCTTGGAAGCTCAATGATATTACTCTTGGTAACGTGCATTTTGGTGATGTTGGCGATGCCAGTGTTGGTTATACTCTTAAGTATATTAGTAAGGACAAGAAAATACCCCAATTTAATGGGGATGACAGACAAAAAGAATTCGCAATCATGTCTAAAGGATTGGGTGCAGGGTATCTCACTGAAAACATGGTCAAGTGGCACACAAAAGGAAACATAGAAAATAAAGTCTATTTACCACTTAAAGACGGCAAAAAAGCAGCTATGCCTAGGTATTATAAGGACAAGTTATACGACAAAGGACAAAAGTTCAGAATAGGTGTATTTATGCGTGCAGAATCGCAAAAACAGGTAGATGAATTACAAGAAAAGTATGGCGATTTGTACTATTATAAACAAGCAGAAGAAACCGCAAACGATTTTAGAAGAATGGCCAAAAAATCAAAAGAAAGACAAAAACCATTTAAACAACAAAAATTAAAAGCAAGACTATGACACACAAAGGCGTAAGCAAAAGAGCAAAGCAGTACAAAGGTCAAGTAAATGTAGGCGAAAGCAAGACAGTACCCGACCAGTCAATGACATTAAGGGAATTACTTATTAGGTATGCAAAAGGACTTCCATTGGAAGGACAAAAAACCCCTATTTGGGAAGGTGAAGAAGGATTTGATATAGATCCCCAAAAATTAGATTTAGCAGAAATAGAAGAACTACGTGAAAAGGCGGAACAAGAATTAAAAGATATTAACAACCGCGTTAAACAGGAAGTAGAAAAAAAACGAGCAAAGAAACGTACTACAATTACAGAAATTAAAGATGAAAATCAAACAGAAAACTAAACAACGTTTATTTTTTGGCGAAACTTGTTTCGCTGAAAAATTAACGGAACGCAAGCGAAGCGCGCAGCAAATAAGCACTAATACACCCTTGATATATTAGTGCTTATTGACACTAAAGCCACAAAGAGGCGAAAAAGACGAAAAAAGGACGAAGAGGCACGATAAGGACTGCTTAAGGACAAAAAGCCTAAAAGTGGATTAAGGAAAATAAATAAAAACACTTAAAAACAAAGTATATGTTTAACAATGTAACAACTATACGATTATTTAGAGAACCTATAACAATAGGAACAGCAGCAATATTAGGAGGCGGACAGTTAGCAAGTCAAGGCATTAACGCTTTAGTTCAAAGCGGTATGAACAAAAAAACTAGAGAATGGAACGAAAAAATGTATGGAATGCAAAGGCAACATTCTTTACAAGATTGGCAAATGCAAAATGCTTACAATAGTCCAGAGCAACAAATGGCAAGGTTAAAAGCAGCAGGATTAAACCCACATTTAATATATGGCGGAGGCCCAGGAAATGTAAGCCAACCAGTAAGAAGCACAGATACAAAAAGCTGGAATCCCACAGCACCCCAATTTGATTTGGGAGGTGCAGCAAAATCAGCATTATTTGGAGCAGTAGATTTAGAACTTAAAAACATTCAAAAAGATAGAATTGCAGAGTTAACACAAGTAGCAAGGCAACAGGCATTAAACCAAGCTAGTCAAACAGCAAAAAATGTACAAGAAACAGCAAAAAGTAAATTTCAATTAGACCAATCTAAGGCATTACAGAGTTATGTATTAGAAGCTGCTAAATTAGGAGTAAAACAACAAGAGGCAAATATTAGTTCAACGTTAACCAACACACAAAGAACAACCCAGCAGATAGTAACAGAGGCACTTATGCAACAGCCTAACTTAAAATTAGCATTGGCAGATATAGACCAAAGAAGGGCAAATATTGCAAAAACAGAAGAAGAAAGATACAATATAAGACAAGATACAAGGAACAAGGAAAGAGCTGGAATATTACAGCAAATAGAAATAGATCTAAGGGAAAAAGGAATTAACCCAAACGACCCGATGTATATGAGAGTATTAGGACAAGCAATAGACAAACCATTTGAAGAATTAAAGAATTGGTGGAATAAAATTTGGAAATAACCTAATATGATAAACCAAAACAACTAAAAACAAAACCCCCTACCCCATAGGGTAGGGGATATCCACATATATGTGGAAAAAAAATTATATAAAAATTTTGGTTATATCATGTATTTAACTGAGATTGAATATAATATAAATTATAGGAAAAAATACTAAGAATTACTAAACAATAAATAAATAAAAACCCTTAAAAACCAACAAAATGCGCAGAAGACTATATTCTAAGCGAAACCGCAAAAGACGCGGAAAAACTAAAAGGCTTCGCAAATATTACGTATCACGTGGAGGTATTAGATTATAAACCTATATAAACAAAACCAACCAAAATGGCAAACAAAAACCTATTCAACTCGGTTGAAGTAAGCAAACCGAAAAAAAATGTGTTTGATTTAACACATGACGTAAAAATGTCATCTAAAATGGGACAGCTCACGCCCACTTGCGTGATAGAATGTGTACCTGGAGACATGTTTAACATTGGATGCGATAGTTTAATCAGATTCGCACCCTTATTAGCTCCAGTTATGCACCGCATGGACGTAAGTATGCATTATTTCTTTGTACCAAACAGAATAATTTGGGAAAATTGGGAAAAGTTTATAGTAGATGCAAATTCAAACCATGTAATCCCATATTTTGAGTATGCACCTTCATTTAGTGCAGAAAGAAAGAAATTTCTTGACTATTTAGGTGTACCCCCAAACAATAGTAGTCCCGCCCTACCCCGTAATATTCAAGCATTACCACTTGCAGCTTATCAAGCAATTTATAACGAGTATTATAGAGACCAAAATTTAGTTTCAGAAGTTAACTATCAATTAAACGACGGAGACAATACTGGAAATACAGATTTATTTAATATGCGTCTCAGAGCATGGGAACACGATTATTTTACTAGTGCATTACCATTTGCACAAAAAGGTGCAGCAGTAGATATTCCAATAGGAAATATTGAAAACGATGTAAATGTTAGAATTTCTAACACTTTTACAGATAGAGAAATTTATACAAGAGACGAGCCAGGTGGTGCAAATATTGGGTTTAATAATACGTTTGCAGCTATGGACAATGGCAGTTCTACTACACAGCCAGGATATTTATTTGTAGATGGTGATGATTTCGATATTTCAGCAACAACAATTAACGATTTACGTAGAGCATTTCGTTTACAAGAATGGTTAGAGAAAAACGCGCGTGGCGGTACACGATATATTGAGAATATTCTTATGCATTTCGGAGTAAAAAGTAGCGACAAAAGACTACAACGTCCCGAATACATTACAGGAGTAAAAACACCTGTAGTTATATCAGAAGTACTTAACACTACAGGACTTAGCGATGAAACGCCACAAGGTAACATGGCAGGTCATGGAGTAGCAGTATCAACTGGAAAATATGGTACATATTTTTGTGAAGAGCATGGATATATCATTGGAATTATGTCCGTTATGCCAAAAGGTGCTTACCAGCAAGGAATACCAAAAACATTTCTTAAAAATGACCCGCTTGATTTCTTCTGGCCTTCATTTGCACACATTGGAGAGCAACCAGTCACAAACAACGAGTTATACGCATACACAAACAACGACGCATTAACATTTGGATATGTACCACGTTATGCAGAATATAAGTTTATGCCAAACCGAGTAGCTGGTGATTTTAGAACAACTCTAGCTTATTGGCACTTAGGTAGAATTTTTAACAATCAACCAAATCTTAACCAATCATTTATTGAGTGTAACCCAGATGATGTAGACCGCATATTTGCGGTAACTGATGATCCTGAGGGAACTGACAATTTATATTGTCAAATATTGCACAAGATTAGAGCGGTAAGACCTATGCCTAAGTTTGGAACGCCAATGTTTTAATATATGAGTACTAGATGCCAAACCCCCTTTCATAAGAAAATGGAAATAGTGAAAGGAGTAGAAACTGGTTATATGCCCTTTCCATGTGGGAAATGCCCCGCATGTGTAAGACGCAGAGTATCAGGATGGGCATTTAGACTAAACAAACAAAGTGAGCAGAGCAATTCTGCTCACTTCGTTACTCTTACTTACAATGATGAACACATTAAGAAAACTAAAAACGGCTTTGAAACACTTGTTAAAAAGGATGTACAAGACTTTTTCAAAAGGCTTAGAAAATTAACAAAGCAAAAAATTAGTTATTACGCAGTAGGAGAATACGGAGATACAGGAGAAAGACCACATTATCATATAATCTTATT